TATAATCTTATAAGGATAGCATTTTAGATGCTATCCTTATATTTTTATTATGAGGTGAAATTATGGCAGATCTTATTAGAGAAGAGAATCTTAAGATAAGTCTTTTGGATGTAGATGACTTTATCAAGAAGAATGACTTCCCTGAAGTCACCAATCCTGTTACATTTGATGCTAATAAGAATCCTACAAATGATGGATTACTTTCCAATACACTCTTTGGTATAACTAAAGAGTCACGAGCTAATACATTTGCATATATTGATTTAAAACGAAAATTTATCAATCCTGTTATATATAAAATATGGTCTAAGGTTGATAGCAAGATTAAATCTGTAGTTCATGGTATTGGAACTTTTAGCGTAGATAAGAGTGGTGCTATAGTAGAAGATGAGAAAGGATCTACTGGTATAGACTTTCTTATAAAAAATTTAGACAAATTCAAATTTAGAAGAACTGACTCCACTAAACGTGATAGATTCATTCAGTTCTTAGAGCAAAATAAGAAGCATTTCTTTACATCTAAACTAATAGTAATCCCACCATTCTATCGAGATGTAAAAGTTGATGGCGGAAAGATATCTATAGGAGATATCAATAAACTCTATATGAATATCATAGTAACTGTAAAATCTATAGAGGATTCTAAAGACTATGGATTTAGCATTGGAAAGGCTGTTGAAGGGCGTGTCCAGGAGGGGTTACTTGAGATTTATAATTGGTTCGGTACAGGCACTGCGACCAATCCTAATGGTGGCTTACCTGGTAAGTTTGGGGTTATACGTAGAGCCAATATGTCTAAGACTACAGATTATGCTACCAGATTGGTCCTATCTGCGCCAAAGCTTAATGTAGAGAATATGGAAGATATAAGAGCTGACTTAGATCATTCGGTATTACCATTAGCATCAGCAGCAGCCAATTTCTTTCCATTTGTAATATTCCATATGAGAAGATTATTTGAAGCTATATTTATGGAATCTATAAAAAAATTTGAATTAGCTGAAAGCTATCAAATGCAATTTTCAGATGTCATTCTAAAAGAAGAGCTTGATAGATTTATCCACGGATATTCTGATAGATTTAGACCAGTATTAGTTTCTACAACTAAAGGATATAAACCATTAAAATTTACAGGGTATCATTCTTCTGATATAGTAGATAGAGATCTTACTTGGTGTGATGTAATATATATGGCATGTCATGAGGCAGTCAAAGATAAGATGATTCTTATTACTCGATATCCTATCGACTCATTCTATAACGAATTCTGTACTAAGATTAGACTATCTAGTACAATAGAAACAGAAGAGATTAAAATAGATAATGAAGTATACACTCACTATCCTAAAATAAGACAAGAGGATATTGGTAGTGATACATCAACTAGATTTGTTGACACATTTAATATGTGTAACTGTTATTTGAGCTCTATTGGTGGGGACTATGATGGAGATATGGTTACTATTAAAGGTATCTTCACTGATGAGGCAAATAAAGAGCTTGAAGGCCAATTAAATTCTAATCTTCATTATATTAACTTAGGCGGAAAGTCTGTAGTAGAATCAGCTAAAGAGTCTTTACAGGCTATATATGCAATGACGCTAGTATTACCAGATACTAAACTAACAAATCCAACGTTCTAAAAATATATCCCCAATGGAATTGAATTCCATTGGGGAGTTATATTAGAATTTGATAACGTTAGTATAGTTAACTCTATCTTTTTCGAATCTAGTTATACCAATAGATTCAAATGGGAAGTTCTTAATATTATCATTAACGATTGTATCATAATCGATAAACTCTAGTAACCATTTTGGTACATCTGCATCGATTGGTATAGAGATACTTGTTATTTCATCTTTGAAATCTTCATAGTTTTCATCAAAGAATTTCTCTAATCTAGTATATACTTCTAGATAGCTATCTTTGATTTTGATAAAATTCTTTCTACTAATATCAATCTTAGCAATATCTACAGGATTACGTTTAGACAAGTCAATAGCCTCTACGTCATCATCTTTAAGAGCATTGTATGCTATAGCTCCTTTAATGCCTTGAATTCTCATTGGGTTATCATAGTTAGTATAAGACTTAATCTGTGTAGGCTTATAGTATTCTTTAGAACCAGATTTGATAGATTCTACTATATCATACTCAACTCTGGCTATAGATTGAATGACATCCATCTGATTAACTTTATCTACGTTCAGTACTTTATTGAATAGGATAGACTTAAGTTCTTCTCTTGTCTTCTCTTTTAGAGTAGACTTAGTTATAGGAAGACCTTTAACATCAAGCATCTTATCTTTAGGAACTAAGTTACCTTCTTGCAATACTTGCTTAGATGCATAGTTCTTTTTACCACCAGTTAGCAAAGCTCTACTAAATAAGAACTCATTCTTCATAGCAATGAGACATTCTTTATATTGACTCTTAGTATTATAATTCTCAGATATCAAGTCGAAATGATCTTTCAGTAATAGTCCAGTGATATAGGATAAGATATTGATGATACTATAGCGTAACGGATCATTCTTAGTTGTTACAGCTATATTTAGATCTCTTTCTTCAATTTCTCCAGTATGAAGATTATAGATTCTATCTTTTACATATTCTGGTTCTATATCATCTCCATTAAGTAACTTAATCTTAGATTTATCTGCTAATGGTAGAATATCATTCAATACTGTAGTATACCATCCATTGAATGATGGCATAGTAGAATCTGTATCTGTAATGATACTAATATCACGTCTCATAGTCGCAGATCTATCAATCTTATCTACAACTATATATCTCATATAGCACCACTCTTTAAATATTGTATAAAGCTCATCCAGCTTATCTTTTACATTTTCAGGCGGATGATTTGGATCGATAAAGATATCATCTAATGAATATAAGATATCTATAATTATATTTCTTACAGCAGACTCATTGCAGAATTGAAGTAAGTTGTTTTTATAATACAACTGATTTAAAGTATGTTTAGTTTGATGCAATAGAATAGGCCATATAATATTAGCGCATTCATATAGATCCACTTTTGTCTCATCAAATGTAGCCATTATCTTATAGAAAACATCTTCTAATGGAATATCAGAATCTAGTTCTGCACTATATGGATATTTCTCATCTGATACTCTATCAATAAAGGTAATAGCCTCATTGATGTTATTAAACTTAACGTTATTAGTGAAGATAGACTCAAAGAAAGTAATAGCATGACTAATCAAAGATCTGCCAGTTCTAGTGATACCTGTAGCGACATAGATATTATAGATAGCGCTACTATAGTTACCGATAACACCATAAAGGGCATTGTTATCACGCTTAGCCAACATCTGAAGCATATTATATCTATTGAACTTTTCGGTTCCTTTCTCGTACTTGAACATCTCTTTTTTGTACTTAGATCTATTCTCAGTAAAGGAAGTTATTAATTTATATAATGGTGTAAGCTCTTCGGTATATTGATTGAATAGACATCCATTAGCTACAAGTATAGGAGTCTTATTATGTATATAGTTGCTGATATCTCCAACTGTAGTTTCAATTAAACTCTCTTTATAGTTATTATGAAGATTACAATTTCTATTGTCTAACTTCTTTTCTAATATATGGTCTAGTGCTATATCTATCTCATATTCAGTCAATGTGGGGAAATTATATAGAAGATGTTTTCTAGCAACCTCTCTATATTTTTCAATACTAATCAAATTACTCATATTAGATTCTCCTTTCAAAATACGAATTATATTTATATGTCCACCTATAGGTATTTTTTCATATATCTATTGCTAATGAGCTAAACATTTAGTTAATAAAACGGTTTCTACGTTTTTAAATATATCGATAGATTTAAAAGGAGGATTAGAAATGTTTTTTGGTGAATCCGCTCAAACTACATCTCTAGGAGTTGGCGAAGAACTTCGCAACCCTAACGCACTTTTAGAAGCTTTCATTTATGCAGAAGCATCTACTTTACCTGAAAGCGAACGTCAAGCATTCGTTGAATCTGATGAGGCTAAATTACTTTTAGAGAAACAAGTAATCAGCCGTAAAACTTTAGTACGCTTAAGCAAAGCTGATATTCAAAAACGTCAAGATGAAATTAATAAA